CTAGGATGTCTTGTGCTCTACTGTTATTGCCAGCAGCCGCTGGTTCTTCTGCTTTAGGAGCAGATGATGCTACTGGGGCTGCTACTATTGCTGGTTCATCTTCATCAACGACAGCTTCAGTACGTCTTGCGGCAGGATCACCTGTAGCTTGACTCATGCCTGCTGGTTTGAAGTATTGTCCCCAACGTTCCATGTCGTAGGCTTCGCCATCAACAGATGCTTCAAACATCTCTTTGATAACTTTAAGTTCTACGTCTGTAGGTTTCTTTGGAAGGAAATCTTTTAGACTAAAGAGACCATGTGTTTCAACTGCTTTGCGTTCTTCATCGCTTAGAGCACGTTCAACACGACTCCACTTTGAAGTAGAATAGTCTGCGTAACCGCCCTTGGATGTTTTTGCGATACGGAAATCAACACCGTGGTTGAAATCTGTTGGCAACTCATTAAGCTCAGGATCCATCAAAGCAGATTTAATAATCTGATAAATCTGAGGTCCGATGATAAATCTACGGATTGGATTTTCTGGAGTTGTATCTTCCGAGATAGGATTCTTTACAACGTAACCTTGGAAAAGGTATGAACGCTTCTTCCAATACTTACGACCCATGTCTTCAAGACTCTTATCCTTGAACCAACCACGTACTTCAGAAAGTACTGGACATGTTTCGTTCCACATTTCCATACATGGAACTTGTACTTGAACTGGCTTGCTTGAGGTATCACCTTTGATTCCAGCGAACGGTAATTTGATCATTGCTCGTTCAATCCAGAAGAAAGTGTTGTTAGAATCTCCATCTGGTAAGAAACGAATAGTTGCTTCTTTACCTTCTGCCATGTTCCAGTGGGGATAAATTGCGTTGTCGCCGCCGCTTGTTTTGCCGCCTTGACCTGCTTGTGATTCTTGAAGTTTTGCTCGGATTTCTGCTAGTGTAGCCATTTTAAATTGCCTCCTATAATATGCCTTAAAATGTAATATGCCTTACGCATAACAACTATTATGCGTGATTTATTTAGTAAGAGCAACCTCTTTCTAAAATATTTTTACCAAAAGAAAGGACACCGAAGTGTCCAAATCTTTACTCTAAAATTGTTTATTGTAAGCCTGATAATTCTCTAATACGTGCTAGTTCATTGACCTGCGGTACTTGTGTATTTTGTTGCGGTGCCATTCTTTCTACAAATTGACGAGCTACTTGTTCTGCCTGTTCACCAAACTTTTTGCCTACCATTGTTACAACGCCTTCTGGACCTCTAGGGAATGTTCTAGAATCCTTGTCGTAACAACTAAACATAAATTCTGCTACTTCTTGAATATTTACAGATTCTTCTTGTCCAGTACGCTTGCGGAAATCGCGAGCATGTCTGTCATCGTGTTTATCAGTATCTGGTAAACGATATTTGTCTGTACCTTTGCCTCTCATGCTTGGCGGTAAATCGTAGTCATCTTTTTTATTATATTCTGGATGATTAGGATCGTTAGCTTCGTATTCGTTGCCATAATCACCGTAGTCCTCATCAGATCCGTGACCTGCTGATGCTAGAGCATATGAGTCATCAGTGTCGCCACCTTCGTCATCATATTCAGCATCAGGCATATCCATGTCACCGAAATCTAATTCATTAACTACTTCGGGTGCGTTATCTTGTAACCATTGATAAACTAACGGACGCACACAGGTATCAGCATCTTCGTTAGCAGTAGCTTTAATTTCCTGAGCTAGTCTTGGATCATCAATAATGCCTTTTAAACTTTCAATAGCGTTTTGGCCGTCCATGCCTGCTGGAAAATGCTGTCCTACTAATGTCTGTAACTTTTCGACGGCTGATGCTTTTTCTTCTTCATCTTGACTAGTGATAGCATTGTCTTCGCCTAGGTTCATAGCCCATGCTTCAAATTTACTAAATGGATCTACGAATTCGTCTGTGGTGTCTAAATCGATTTCAACGTCTTCGTTAGTCGAGTGGGTCATTGCGACTATGTCGTCATAATGTATTTCTTCGTTGGCCTGCATTAAGCTATAAATGATAGGAAATACTCCCTTAATGTCTTCTTTGAAATTCTTAACTGTGAATTTGTTAGTTAGGTCTTCGATAAAATCTTGAGGAACTTCTGATAAATTTTCTGCCTGGAACTCTGATTTAAATTGTTCGTAGTGTGATCTTTTAGCTAGTTTTTTAATAGTTTCTCTTAGACTGTCTAATGTCTCGTGAGCACGACCAACAATCTCATTTGTTTCAGAATTCATAAGATCGTTGCGTACAACATAGTTTCCAAAATTCTTTAGATGAGCAATTTTTTCACTGATGCCAATAATGTGTTTGCCAATATCGTCATAGGGTAACCCGCCTTCTTGAACGTGTCTCTGCATAGCACGAGCACCTGCTAGATGGATGAACGGATATTTAAAACGTTCGCCTTGGCCATTTTCAATAAACATAGCATTGATATGTCTAGTTCTAGCACCTGGGCTAGTTTCATCTACTTGTTGATTATGTTTGATAATCAATCTAGTATTTTCTAATTTTTGGTAACTGGTTTTAGCAGTACCATACATTCCTATTCCTTCTTTCATAATTCCCTCTCCAACGGGTGTTGTAGTAGCATATTGACTTAAGAAACCAAAGTCTCTTTGATCTAGATTGTCTTTAGTAATATCGCGTGTATCAAAACTCATTAACCTACGTTTGGCAAATTCTCTAAGACCTCTTAAAAAATCATACCATGTATCTTTTTGTACAGGATCCATATCTTCTGCGATCCCTGTACTGTAGTAAACTTTCATGTTTCCTGGTTCTGCTAGACTAATGCTTACGTGACCAACCGGAGTTTGTCCTTCCATGTAGTCAAAGTCAAAGAATACAGCTTCTTCGGGATTGATAGTTACTTCACCAGTTTCTGTACCTAATTTAAGGCCAGAAAAACGGCTTCTAACTTTGTAGAATAGGTCAGTGCTAACACTTTTAATATTATCTTCCATGTTTATATTTATCTTAGAATATTGAAGTTACGTATATTGGCATGGGCATTTGATCTTCGGTTAATCGTTCCGTCATTTTTTCATATATCTGCGGATCCCAATCTGCCAGAACACTAGCCATGCGTATAACTAGTAGGGTTGACGACACCAAATCGTCATGCTCACCTGTTTTAGCACCAAAACCAACACCGTGTGCTACAAATGTTTTTAGTTCGGAAATTAAGGGTTTAGACTTAATTACCATTTTATGTTGCTCTATCATATTCTTAAGTTGACTACAAGCAGTGACTTTACTACGGTGCGTGGTGTTAAATCCTTTGCGGAATTTACGTACATGCCCTTTACGTATAGGTTCACTTAAGAATAATCCTGCGAAGTTTTCTTCACCTAGGTCGCTGATTGTTATTAGTGCGGCCTCGCCTAGGGTGTTGTTTTCTACTGAATAATAAATCTGCGGATTTCCGCCTAATTCTGCAGCACGTTCAGCAATGTATCTTAATATCTCTCGCATGTGCTTGACCTGTGCTTGAATAGGCGTTAAATTATGTCGCCATTCTGCTACCTGTGTCATACTAGGCATTTCAAAAACTTGAATAGCACCGTAGTCACCACCTGTACCTAATGAAGGATCTAATGCTACTAGATATGTTGCCTGCGGATTAATTTCCTTGTACCAACGTGTTTGACCCATGGTCATTGTGGGTTCAACACCTTTGAGTTCTGCCAGTTTAACAGCGTTAATTAGAGTTTCATCAAAGATCAAGAATTCACAATCAAACTCACGGCGGAAGCGTTCTTCGCCAATCTTACTTCTTTCTTGTGCTGCCCATGCTTCGTCACGGTCTGGATGTTCTGACCAATGAGCAAAATATGAATAAAATCCGTTCTGACCTAATGGTTGCTCGTTGCCGTGTTCGTCAAACTTTTTATTGGCTTCGGTCCAGATTAACGCAAACTGGTCTTCGTCTGAGTTTGGTGTTGATGTAATAATACACTTACCACCAGTTGATAGTGTTGGTGATAACGCAGTCCAGAACTCTTTAGCTTTCTCTGGAGGTTGTACGAACGCAAACTCATCGCAATAGATCAATGAAAGAGATTTACCACGACCAGTATTTTCTGTTGTTGTTACTGCCTGTATACGAGCACCATTATCATACTCAATGGTATTTCTATTATACGAATAGACACCAGCACGAATAAAGTCTGGCAAGTTCTCGTAGCCGAATCGATAACGATTCATGATATCCTGAGCACCTTCGTATTTGTGAGCAGCAATTAATACCTGTGCTTCTGGTACAAACATAGTGTACCATAATAGATAAGCACAGGCACAGGTTGTCTTGCCCATCTGACGAGGCAACATTGCGATACATTGTTTGTTACCGTGGTATGCTTCAATTAGTTTTTCTTGATAGTCATACATATCAAAAGGGATACTACCACGTACAGGATGCTGAATTTTTACAAAGTTTCTGGCAAAATAGAGAGGACCGGTTACCGGATCCATACATGCTTCGAGATGCTTAACTTCCTCAAGAGTATACTTGATTTGAGCATGGGCCTTCTTGATTAAATTGCCGTCTAGTGATTTTGCCATACTGTTATTTACTGAAAAAAATAGGCTCCGAAGAGCCTATTTGAGCGTTTTGATTATTATTTAGATTTGATTTCAGCCAACAATGCTTCTAACTGTGCTTTAATGCTTTCCACAGCCATTGGATTATCGCCTGGTTGTGTTGCTGGATACTGACCTTTCTTGCGATGTAGATCATCGCCATTGGGAACAGCAGCACTCAATGGTTTGATTTCTGGACCCGAAGCACCCTCTGGGGAATTACCAAACGCTTCTTGTTCTGGATCAATATCGTTGTCAGTAGGATCAATGTCGCTGTCAGCAATACCGATTGCTGGAGCAGCCATTACTTTATCTCTCAACGAAGCCATTGATGGCTCAGTGGTCATCATTGGTAATGTTGGTTCTTTTACATTGCCACCAAGAGAATTTGGATTGACTTTGCTGATCAATTTCATTAAAGATTCAATGTTGTCCAACCCTTGTGCGTTTAGATTAATGCTCATCGATGGCGGCACAGCAGGTGGTGCGTTTGGTGTTGGTGGAGTCATGGGCATGCCACACTCCTCTGATACCTTACTAGCTTCTAGTTCGGCCATCTTTTCTAGTATAGCTTTAAAATCCATATTAACTCCCTAGGGCACTCTTGGTGCCGGC